CCAATCATCGTTTTCCCAACTAGAAACCAAAAATTGATTATCATCTCCAAAATTAGCTAGATGTGTTAAATATTTACTATCTCTATCTAAATCAGGAATGTTAACTTGTTTTTTAAATGCATTGAATAAAGATGTATTAATTAAATTTTCATCCATCTTTATCGTTGGATATATAACGTTTGTTGTATATGAATAGGTGTTACTACTCAATGTGACATCACCACCATTGTTAATTGCTGTAAATATAAAAGATACGTTCCCTTCCCAATTTATAAATTGTTCTTTTAAAGATTTAATATTTACCTTAAAAGAGCCAATTGGTGTCAATTTATCTAAATAAATAATTTTTGTATTATCTTTTTGTAACAATTCAACTTTTACATAAGTTGTATTTGATGCTTCATATTTTACCTCATATTCAATATTATAGTCTGAAAATGCCGGAATATCAATAGATGCCGGATATGAAACACTTACGATATCGGGAGTATTATTAATTCTTGCAAATTTAACAAATACTTCTTTAGATGCTCCCAAAATATTATCAAAAACAGGAGTTAATATTAATTTTTGTAAATCAAAACTTCCACCTAAATCATTTTTAAATGATACGGTAAACGATGTAGTTGTTATATTTCTTACATTACCATTTGGGAATGTTACATTTATACTATTTGCATTCGATGTTGTAAAAGGTATTTCAATTACTTTATCAGAATCACTATCTTTAACCTGACCATTGTATTGTGTATCAATTGTACTAACAACCGGTTGTGGAGCATTTTTTGAGAATAATAATTCTACATTTACATTTCCACGTTTTATTATAGATGCATCCAAACTAATAGTTCTATCTACACTAGAAATGGTACCAACTTTTATATTATCAAAAGAAAAGTATTGTGGTAACACACCAGCCAACGATAATACTAATTTTGAATTATTTAGTATTTCTTCACTTAAAGATATTTTATCCGTGTTTGGATTACTCAATAGAATACTGCCTGTTATAACATTAGTATTACTATTTACTATTTGATAATGTACAGAAAATACATCCTCTAATTCTGCTAAATAATTTGAATTTACATCTATTGTAAACTCATAATTTTTAGTTGGTATAATAATAATATCTCCATCTGGTGGGTTTATTCTCTTTCTTTCAAACAAAAAGGGCAATTCTATTGTACCGGTAACACCATTTAAATTTTTATATTCATAAAATTGATATTCAGTTTGACTACCACTCTTTAATCTATATTCGGATGCTCTTATTGATTCATAATAAGTTTGTTCACCAGTTTCTGCATTATACCCTCTAAATTCTTTATTCAAAAATACTACAAAGTAATTTTTTGCAACTTTATTATCTATTTTTGAAGTATATGTTCTTTCACTACCAAATGAAGTCGATGGTGTATATTCAATTGTTTGAGAAATTCCAATACCTATCGACTTATTACCTTCAAAATATTCGGCTGCCTCTTCTGATATCAAATAAACTTTAAAAGAGCCATTTGTATCAGTTACTATTGGTTGGGTAGATGTTCCTCCACCCCCACCACCAGTTAATTCGGTACGGCCTAGCTCATTATTTATTTGAATATTTTCGAAAGCGTCTGGATTTATATTCTGCACAATTTATTATTTTATATAAATATTTTATTTAATAATTATATCTCTTCTTTTAAAAATAGATGAATTGTATTTTATACAATCCAGTAATATACTATTGATTTCATTAAGTAAATATTCATATTCATATTGTTCATAATCATAGAATCTAACTTCTGATGGTTTTCCAAAATTGGAATTTCCTATTTTATATTCTTTATTTGTTAAAAAGTAATTAACAGAATTTTTAAAATTTTCTACTATTCTTTTTTTATATCCTTCAAAATCATTAATACCAAAATCTTTTTTTAAAATTTTTATATAATCACCACCATATTGGGAAATTAAATAATCATCTACCTTTGATAGAAAGGAATTATCAAAAGAATTTATAGTATTTAAAATACTTTCCTTATAAAAAACAAAATCTTTAGATAAAGCTTTTAAATTCTTAAATTGATTTCTATTAAGTTTATTTATATTTTCGTTATTTGTTTTCAATGGAATAATACGAATTTCTTCTCTTGAAGGTGATATTTCATGTATCCAAACTCTTTGTAATTCATTTTCGTTACCAACTCTATTTCTAACAAAGTTAAGATTTATTTTTAATATACCATTAGTAAATCCTAAATCACTTAATAATTTCTCAATATCAATTGCAACTTCTTTCTTACCTAAATTATTTGTAATATTATACATGTAGTTTTTAATATCCGTAGATTTTATATATGCTACATTATTTCCAGATTTATGTGGTAACAAATTGTTATTAATATCATAAACCGATATTTCCATAACATCATATGGTGTGTTACCAAATTCACTTATTTGTATTTCATTTTTAGAAACTATAAACAAATCCTTATCTTCCAAAAATTGACCAGAATTTTCGGTTTTATTGTTTATATTTTCAAAATTTGTATATTTTTTAATACTCATACTTTATTTATTTAGAATCCTGGAAAAGAATCAGGATGTTGTACTTTTAATATCGTTTTGAAACTTTTTGATTTTTTAGAACCATCTTGTCTCACTACTTCGATAGATATATTACCAATAGAATCAGAACTACGTTCTCTATCACCAAACTTTAATGGTGGCCTGCCCGTATATAATGTGGGTTTCATTGATTTTGAACTACCTGCTCCTAAACTAAAACTAGTTTCTGGAAGCTTAAAGAACGCACCTTTCGGGCCAAATGTGGTTTTTATATTGATTGTAATTGGAAACTTATCGTTATTTGTAAACTCTATCGTTTCACCATATCTCCATTGTTTTTTTCTTCTTCGTTCTAATTGATGTGTAGATACTGCAGCAGTTATCCAACCATCTTTATCATTTCCCTTATCGGTAAACTTAACCAAACCAACTTCATTGATAATTTCTGCACCTGATGAAAATGCAACCGCTTGTGCAGATTGTTGTATCGCTTGTTGTTGTTGTAATGCACCTAATTGAGCTTGTAATCCTTCAATAATTGAATTCAATGAATCAATTTGTTTAATCAATGCTCTTATTTGTGCTTTAAACCCTGTATTTTGTGATTGTAAAGATGCCCTTAAAATCGATTCATCAACTGACTTTTGTAATGATGTGGATATTTGACCGGTGAAATCTGCAATTGTTCCGTTTAAAGTATCCAATTGATTGGTTAATGCATCATTTGTTTGTTCAATTGTTAATCTATTATTTATTTCCGTTTGAACTTGTGCTCTTAAATCTGTGATAGTTACATTTAATGAATCTATTGTTAATTGTAATCTTGTATTTTGAATTCTTAGTTCATTACTAGATGTTACCTCTGCATCATATATTGGTTTTGGAACCAAATCCAAGTTTGATGTTGGAATATTTGGGGCCAATTCTGTTACCGCGACATTAACAGCTTTAAGTAATTCGGTTTCATCGTATTTTGGTTTATCTAATCCCTTAAATATCAATGAAGTTGCGGGATTTACATTATCAACAATGGTTACATTGTAATCATTTTTTGATATTGCAGACGAACCAGATACACTTAGAATTTCTTCGAATTGTTTCTTTTTTTGTTCTTGTAATTTTTCTGCTATTGCTTCTAATCCTGTCATATTATACTAAATCAAAAATATATTTTTCATCAATTATTGTAGAAATATCATTTTCTACAACTTTTAATTTTAATTTATATGTTCTATTTTTTGGAAATGTATTTAAGTTCATAACAAAATAATTAGATGTAGAATCACAACTAACTTTTGTATAATCTCCGAATGGTAAAATAACCTCAGATGTAATATAATCTTCCAATTGATAATAAATATTTGTTATATATTTTGATTGGTCGTATGCAAATGTTGTCCCAAAAGATTTTAAAGGATACATATCTCTTCCTTTTATTCTTATTTTTACTTTTGTATTTGCAGAATATTCTTTTTTAAGGTTTGTAATTACAACTTTATATCCATCTTCTGCAGAACCTGTTACAGGTAATAAACTTCCAGTTACAAAAGAACTATCATCCCAAACTAATTCTAATTTTGGTTCATATATTGTATTTGTTTCCTTTGAAAAGAACTTTAATACACCATAGTCCATTGTATCGGTATATAATGATGCCGATGTGTGGTGGTGTAATATTATACCATCATTGGTTAATCTATTTGAACCACTAATCCATAATTTTACAATATTTGTTACATCCATTCTAATATCATCCGGTTCATTACTAAACGATTGTGATGCCATTGATGCACTATACCACAACCCACCACCTCCATTTAATATAGAAGATGTATCCGTTTGAGCAGGATAAGAACCTGATAGGTCTTGCCACTTTGAAGAACCATTCAAATAATACCAACTTACACCATCCGATGTTATGTTGTCAAATTTAGTACCAGTTCCCATTTTCCAACTTCCAGATATTGCATTTGCATACAACGTATATTCTAAAGGTATTTCTTCGGAGTTTGCCGATTTAAGATTTAAGAAAACGGAATAACTTCCTGTTCCTATGTTTTCTACAATTGATTGCGAAATTTGTGTTGTATTGAATTTAATTAAAGTTCTAGCTATATCCATAGTAGACCCATAATAAAGTTTACCTACCTCTAATATCTCATCTCTACCTGCATTTTGTTCAGGTTGTTGAAGATATATACTTGCGTCATATGATGATGTGTAAAATATATGCATTATAATGCCCTCCCTTTTATGTCTTTGTTTGGATATTTAATTTCAAATATAGAAGGGTCTAAGGAAGGGTAGACAATCTTTCCTTTGGTTGCCTCATCTATGTTATATCTGTTTGGTGAATAATAACCGTCCCCACCACATAAGTTTGAAATTTTTACGGATGGAACACTCATTACCCCTTCCACATTTGCTAGTATCAATTCTATTTCTGAAAGATTTATTGGTTTGTTGAATGTCCAATTATCTATATTAAAATAAGTTTGCAATTCTGTTAAGCAGTTTGTAATAACTTCTCTCTTATTATAATTTGAATAAACAACTACATCAAAGTCTACACCAATATTAATAATAAACCCATCAATAATATTAACACCATCGGTTAACATTCTATATTCTCCTAAATACGTTTTTAGATTTTGTTTAACTGATTTGTTTATTATTGTTAAATTTTTATTAGAATTATACCCCAATACATACATATTAATTGCAAATGGATTATTTACTTCACTAATAGATGTTTTCTTTTGACTAAGATATTTAACTAATTCTTTTTGTATATCTTGTCTAGAACTATTTTTTAATCCATCAACTAAATTAACAAATTCATTAATATTTTGTGGTGATGCCAAAATAGATGATGGAGAATTATTATCCACCTCACCATCGGGACTAACATATACTTTTGCAACACTGCCATATCTTTCTGGCATAGATAATGCTCTCACAATATAATCCTGTCTAGTTACTGCTCTGTTTTGAGACCCAAACATTGCCAAACCATTTTGTCTAATTTCTTCAATTGATTCACTATCTCTACCACCAGTTGCAGCATCGGAATTTTCAACTCCAATTGATTGTTTATATAAACTATATAAATTTATATCAGTTATAGATGCCAAATCTTCTTCAAATTCTATTTTTGAAATGGTTGTTAAATCGTTTGCATTTACATTAGATGATACCCCACCACCAACTAAATATTTTATAGTTAATTGTTTTCCGTTAGGTGCAATACCCAATGTATTTGTTTTTAAAAAGTTAGATGGGTCAATACCTTCATTTAATCTTTGTATTGAATTTGCTAATCCCAATCCAACATTTTTTGGGTTTGGCAAAAGGATTTCATCACTTTCACTTAAACTACCATTTCCAAATTGTAAGTCAATAGTATTATCTGAATTTACTTTGGTCGAAAATCTATAAGGTACTTTTTGAACTTCTAAAATATAAGGAACGTCTGCAGATATATCATTTTCATTATTGTTCAATAATGTATTTGGTTGTTCTACAAAAATAGTTTCTTGTGCCAAATATGGGACTTCATAATATTGAATGTTTTCTTCATCAACAACATTTGTTATTTGTATAATATTTGAATCCGATAATGTTATAATTGGGTAATCCGTTGAATTTGAAACCGTAATAGTTGTAGAAACTTCTCTAGCAGATATTGCCTGAACTTGTTTAGTTATCAAATATTGTGTCGGTTCTCCACTTCCATCTCTACTATAAACGTCAATTTCTCTACTACTTGAATTTGCAAAATCGACTGCATCAATTGTTCTAAAAACTACATTCGAGTTACTTTTTGATGTAACTTCCATTCCACTTTTAATTTTTAAAAATAAGCTATCATCTGGTTTGTTGTTTACACCTGAACCAATACTTTTAATTAATTGATAAACAGTTAATGTTGTTACGGCCGGGGTTGTTACTTTTGGTTTGTATCCCATAGATTGAGCCAATGCAATTACATTTTTCCTTTCAGTTGCATTTGATAACATTGATTCTTTAAGTTGTATATCTTGATAAAAAGATAACATATCACCAATTGCTGCAGCTTGTTCTAAGAAAACCATACCCGGAGATGCATCATTGAAATCCGAATATTGATTTGGAAAATATGTCTTAGTAAAATCAATAAGATTTTGTTTTAATGCATCAAAATCCTTACCTAAGTAATTTATGTTTTTGGTGTTTCCCCAATTTTTATTTATAGACTTTATAGCCATTTTATTATTTTTCTATTTTTAAGGTTATCGTATCCGATAGAGATGGATTTGCTGCTAAAGAAAATTGTATTTCTAATAATATCTTATTTGCATCTATATCATCACTATCATAATCAAAGATTATTTGTTGAATTTCAATATAAGGTAACCAAGTTTTAACAGCATCTAAAATACTATCTTCTATTTTTTGAGAAATCGTTTCATCTATAATTGGTTCAAATAAAACTTGCCAAACATCACATCCAAAATTTGGGTTCATTTCTCTTTCACCTTTTGCGGTCATTACTAGATTTATAATATTATCTTTGGCCTGAGATAGGGTAGTATAATTAACGGAAAAAATACCATTAGAATTGGATGTTCTATTAATACCAAT